TTGGGAAGTATTTAATAGAGTTCAAGAGAACATTATTGAAGGTAATTTCGAATATATTACCAAATCAGGTAAAAAACGTCAAGCTCGAGTTATTAAAAATTTCAAGCAAGATCAGGATGTTAATAAGAAAATGTTTAGTAAAGCATTGGAATTAGTTGCATAACTTAATGTCTTCCCCGTTATTTACTTAATTAATATCGGGGAAACATATAATATTAGTAAGTAAAATATAAAATTAAAATTAAATAACAAATATGAACTTATTAAACAATAAATCTCAGGATAAATTATCAAAAGATAAAATTGAAAAAATCCAAAAGAAAAAAACTGAGTATAAAATGTTAGCTAATTTTAGTCGTTCTAAAGGGCTTAAGTTATATTCATATAATATTATTTCTCAAAAAATTGAGGAATTATGTATAACATATTCAAATGAGGCTCATATGTTTTATAACGGTGAAGAGTTAGATTGGTATGACCCTGCATCTAATAAAGTAAATGTTGACAGTAAAAATATTCATTTTGAAGTATTAAATATGGAGAATGCTATTAGAAGGGTAAATAATTATAAAAAAGGAAAGATTAATGATCTTTTTAATTTAAAACCAAAAGTCAACAAAAGAATTAATTTTTATTAAACTAGAAAAAAGATGGAAGGAAATAAAACATACAGACATACTAACAACCCTTTAGAAAAAAAGGATGTTGAATTAGAATACGAAATATTAAAACAAATTCAAAAGGATATTGAATCCGAATTAGTGGGATTAGGTAAGTAATTAATATTTATTATAAAATGGATATGTTAGATAAAGATAAAATATTTAAATTATTTATAGACGGGAAAGAAATTGAAGGGGATAAAACTAAGGAGGAAATTAAAAACTTCATGGATGGTCCATATGCAAAAATAGGAATGTTTGTGAAACTTATTCAAAACCATGAAACATTTCATAAAAAATTAGAAAAATTTCTTAAACAAGAACAACCTGATTACAATGTAGAATCAACTAAAGAGGCGTCTGAGTTTACGGTATATAATAGAGCTTGGGGTTATATAAAAAACATAAGTATTAATGACAAAGAAGATTTAAATGCAATTATTAGTTTTGAAACTAAAGTATTATTAAAGATACTAAACAAATCCATTAAGTTTTTTGAGAGACTTGAAGAATATGAAAAATGTGCACATCTTTATAAAATACAAAATATAGTAAAAGAAATCTAAAATAATTAGGATATTAAAAAAAATCTTCATAGATTCTAACCATAGGAATGGGAAGTAAGAAGATGATGAAAATAAAGGCGAAAAAAGGGGTAAACGTTACCCATGTTAAATATATAATATAAGTTATGAGAAACAGAGAATTAATTTACCGAAGATTAGAAGCATTAGATCACACATTAATAAACCTTCAAAGAATTGTAAATACCCAAGAACCAATTGAATCCTATAGAATTAATATAACTAAGGCTCAAGGTATAGCGGAAGATATTAAAACTATGATTGAAAGAGAACCTCGTTCACATGAAGAACATAATAGTTCAATTAGATAAAATACAATTTAAAAATAAAAGTTATGACATTATCAGCAGAACAAATCCAAGCAAATTGGATCGAATTTAACACTAACATTGAAACCTATATTACTGGAGATCGTAAACAACGTTTACTTGATTTCTATAGTAAATTTGAAGATCGCATTATATTAATGCCCGCAGCCAATAATAAAAAATACCATTCAGCATTTCCAGGGGGTTATGTAGACCATGTTAATCGCGTGGTTAAAGGAGCATTGGCAATGTCCGACGTTTGGGCATCGTTTGGTTGTGATATGACGACATTTACCCAAGAAGAATTGGTATTTTCGGCGATTAACCATGACCTAGGTAAAATGGGTTCTGATACTGAAGATGCATATATTCCTCAGACAGATAATTGGAGACGTGATAAATTAGGTGAAGATTATATGTTTAATACTTCATTACCCTTTGCATCTGTTCCAGATCGTGGTTTATTTCTACTCCAGCAACATGGTGTTAAATATACCTTCAACGAAATGATTGCTATTCAGACACATGATGGTTTATATGACGCAGCAAATGAAAAATATTTAAAATCATTTATGCCAGAAACCAAACCCCGCACATCTCTTCTATTCATCTTACACCAAGCAGACATGATGGCTGCGCGTATTGAATTTGAAATTGAATGGTTACCAAGGTTCTCTAAGAATAGCGTGGCATCGCCAAAGAAGAATTATACATTAAATGGCAATATAAAATCCTCCAAATCTAAGGCATTAAATAGTGTTGCAAGTAAGGGGTTAAAAAATATGTTAGATAGTTTATGATGTTAACTTTTATAATTATACTAGGGATTTTGGTCGTTATCTTAGGATATACGACCTTTAACCTTTTACGTAAAGGGGAAAAAGCAGAGGATATTATTGTTTCACAACAAAATTTTATTAATATGGTGGATGAACACGTTACTTTTTCAGAAAAAAGGTTAGAACAGATTGATAAAAAAGGAACATTCAAAAGCGATGATGAAATCGGTTGGTTTTTTAATGAAATAAAGGTTTTACAAAAAGGTTTATCTCAATTTAAAATTAATTCCTAATTAATGGTCAAAAAAAGAAAAAAAAAGAGTAAAAATTATTTTACCCAAGAAACAGAAGATTATATAGTAAAATATAATAGTTTAGACTCTATTGAAGATTCAGAAAAAAGAAGCAGAATATATGAAACCCATGTCCACTATGCCTTTTTTAAACTTACCCAAAATATAATTCACACATTTAAATTTTACCATACAGATGTACAGAATTTAGAACATCTACAACATGAAATAATTACATTTCTTTTATCTAAAATACATTTATTTGACCCTACAAGAGGAGCAAAAGCATATTCTTATTTTGGTACTATTGTTAAGCGTTGGTTAATATTATATAATACTAAAAATTATAAAAAGAAAATTAATAAAGTCGGAGTCGAAGTATTAACTGGGGAAAATTCAACCCATACTTATTATCAAGGAGAGGAAAAAATCAAAAGTGATTTAGATAACTATGTAGACATTTTTGTAGATCATGTATCCGAAAATATATATGAACTTTTCCCTAAAAAAAATGACGCTCAAATAGCAGATGCTATTTTAGAATTATTCCGTAAAAGAGAGGATTTAGAGGTTTTCAATAAAAAAGCACTTTACATATACATTCGTGAGATGGTTGATGCTAAAACACCTAAAATTACTAAAATAGCTGATAAACTTCATGACATATTCAAGGAACAATATATATTTTATTTAGAAAACGGTTACGCTAGATTCTAAATCCTTCTTATATCCATATTTATAACAAAACCACATTATGGGATCATTAGATAGTGTTGTATTTGGGAAGAAAAAATTCTCTAACATCTTAGAAGAGATATACAACAATCAAAAGAAAAAAGAAAAACAAATATCGGGTTTAATATCTGAGCTTAAACCCCTTATCAATGATATTGGTGATGCTACTTTAATTGTACCACTTATCAAGGAATATATGGATATTGGCGTACGTAACGATGAACAATTAATTAAAATGGCTACTATAGTACAGCGTGCACTTAATAATAGTTCTAGCGAAGATACACTGGGTATAACGGAAGAGGAAAAAATACAATTAATGGAAGAATTAGATAAATTAAATAACAACTTCGAAGATAAAAAAAATGGCGCATAAATATGGATTTGCCTCTGTTAACTCTCAATTAAATTCTGGAAGAGACACCCAAACAGAAACCCAAAAACAAATAGATACATTAGCTTCTAATGTAATATCAGTAAGAGTTACAGATATTATATTAGATGATCAACATCCTAATTTTGATAATTATGGGCAATGGTCTGGGGTTGGTACTATATTTTTTGAAAAGGTAGAAGGTTCTCCTAACTTATCCTCTAAAACCCCTACAATAGCCTCTCCACTACTTCCTTATTTAAAAAATTATCCCTTAGTTAATGAGTTAGTTTTATTATTTTTTTTACCTAATAATAATATTAATTTAAATAGTAATACTAAAAAATATTTTTATTTAAACCCTATATCAATTTGGAATAATCCCCATTTAAATGCATATCCAAACTTACAATCTACCTCTCAAACCCAACCTTCACAACAAAAAAGCTACCAAGCAATAGAACAGGGGCAAACAAGAAAATCTTCTAGTGAAACTGTAAATTACAACTATAACTCACCCTTAGTTGGAGGTACTTTTATTGAAAGATCAAACATCCACCCTTTATTAGCATTTGCTGGAGACATAATTACAGAAGGTAGATGGGGTAATAGTATTAGATTTGGAAGTACAGCAAAAACAGATAGTATTTTATACGGTAATAATTGGTCTAATATAGGTGAA